GTGCCAGTGGCCTTGATGCGAGACGCTTGTATGCCTTCAAACATAAGATCCATTAGCTTACCTTGAGCATCAGGTAAAATATCACTCCTATTGTACGATTCGGCTAGACTTGAAATAAAACTATCACTAGTACTATTCATTAGATCCATAACTCTTTTCTCATTTTCCATGTGAGCATTGTACTTATTTCGGAGTAAAATTAAAAAGTCTGATAAATCTCCGATTTCTTCTGCATTAGCCTTACTATTAGGATCCATAGGATCTAAGAGTGCAAAATGTAGATGTTTAAAGAGAGGACAATATTGTACTTTTCCATCGATAATGTATTCGGGTTTTACTGATGCCTTAACAAGCATATGTCGACGTTTCCAGTAAGCGGCCACGGTTAAAACTTTCGTTGAAGGGTTCGGGTAAGCATTATTAGTGCATCGAATATGCATTTTAGAGTGATACGGTGTGCCTTTAACTCCTATTGAATGGTCATCAACGGATGCCATAGGTGGTTGATAGGGGGCATTAGTAACAATTGAAAATAACTGTAATGCATTTTTATATTCAGCGTCCTGATCTGCATCATCTTCAGCGGTGACACAATGAAGTGGTGAGTATCCATTCCAAAATTCCTCAGGATCAGTTGGTATAACATAACGTACACGATCTGCTGGGACATCTGGAAACATAAACTTTGCAACTGCTGATGATAGGGTTGACTTACCAATTTGTGAATCACCGTAAATCGTTAAACTGAAAGGACATTCACGTATAACACCACATTTTTGTATGGCACAGAAACTATCGTATAATTTATCAAATTTGCGTAGTTGTTCACGCAAAAGTGAAAATTCTCCTGAATTATCTCGTGCGAAAGGTGCCATATCTTTGACTAAATCGTGAGCGCCAAGATACAAAACATTAAATTCTTTTGATAATTCGCGACTAAAATAAATTTTATCCAAATCAAGAGTTAAAAAGAAATCGATACGATCGAGTATCTTAGAATATTTATCAATTAAACGTTCGTAAAAAAGGTGTTCGGGTATAAAACTAGTAGCCCATGCCTTAACCATTTCTGGTAGCATTTTAAAAATAGATGATAATACTGCAATAACGTTCTTTGAAAAGGGAACGGATAAATTTGTTACTTTCATATATTCCATCATACGATTAACATTGGGTCTATCAGGAATCTGCTGTAGTGCAATCGTACCGGTTAAAACGACAACTAAGGTTTGAATAATGTCGTCAATTCCTTGGGCAACAGCTGTACGCAACATCGAAAAATAGGTGTTAAATAAATTAATAGCCACTGACATTGCATTGGGTATAAAAAGTCGTAAAAGTCTCGACATATAAGTAATCCAACGCAATCGTGACACACGAGTAAAGTCTGGTAAATCTGAAATAAAATCTATGAAAATTTCGATAATATCCATAGTAATATCTTTGGACATAAGTCCAGCAGTCTCAGTTGTTCGTTCTAGAAAACTACGGACAAAACTAACAAAAGAATCGGTTAGTCCTGCCATTTTATCTACGCAGAAAGAAACATTTTGTGAAGTATCGGCAATACCTTTAACAGATTGATGTATTTGCGATGGTAAGTCGATAGTGGATTTGACAGATCTAGATAAAAGCTCTAAATATGAAAGGTCTTCCACATTACCTTGGGAAATGGGAAGCATATAATGGTACATAGCTTCTCCAAGCGGTATATAATCTCTAATAAATGGTAACATTTCGTCATTAAAATCGCATGGTGTGATACCATGTGAAAGCAAGGTTGAATTAAATTGATAATTGACAAAACTGTAGAGAGTTTGAGAGTCGGAAAGTGCGCGACCACCGACTGTACGATCGATATCATCGATCATATTAAGTAGTACGACGTAATCATCGTTTGTGTATTCGCGGACACCTACGTTTTTACTTGCATTGATTCCTCGAGAATCAAGAAGTCGTGTTACATTGTAATAGTACAATTTGCAAAGTAGCCTAACAATAGAATACGGTTCATAACTATCAAAAAGCTCATCAACAATTTTCACCAAAACAGGGTTACACATTTTATTGACAAGATCGCTTCTCATGAAGAGAGGGTTATATTCGAAGTTGAAGATTTGTTTGTACTGAGTAGTGTCGTGATTGCCATTTGCCACGTAATACGTAACAATCTTATTGCTAATTCTAATGTAGTTATCATAGTTCGTATTTGTAGACAAAGAACTACATCCGAAATTATTCTGTTTATGAATTCCATCGTTGTCTTGCAGATTGTATCGTAATAACATTGTAATACATTTTCGCATGTCTTCAGGAAAACGTTCGATAAACACGTTACTACTGCCCTCGTCACTCGAGGGACTATCTGTTGTGCTTGTATTGTTGGTATGAAAAGCATCGTACAGATTAAAATTTTCATTAATATTAATATTGATTTGTTTGTTTGTTTGTTTGTCTCCATTCATATTACACATTGATTGTTTGTTCTCCCATGTGGACCTCCGTTATTTTACACTAAGTTGGTTCTACCACATATAGCGCGCTTTTGGCGAACGGCCTTCACGTTAAAGAATCCTCAGAACATTAGGGGATACTCAATTAAAATCAGAGCCCAACAGCTATTATAGTTTAAAGACTAACATAATCAAAAATACATATATCGCTCACAATTAAGTGGTCATAGACGCTAGAAATATATGCAAGATCATAGAGGTTAGTAAGTAGGTCTGCTAAGACACACGAACCGACATTAAAATATAAAATTTGAGTATGGTTAATAAAATAAAACTCTTAAATTAAAATTGGCATCTGCTTACACGGCAGAGTTGCAAAACGTGTTTTGACTAGGTTAAGATAGAGGGGAACGAATTCCAAAGTATCATGTAAATCACTGTCACTTCTTTATTACATGCTTAAACTGAAAGAAAACGCAGCCATAGAATAACCGTGTCGACACTTATATACGAGATATAAGATGTTGAAATAAAA